ATGAATTATTAAAAACTGAAGAGGATGACCCTCCTGATTCTGTTCCCTTTGCTTTACCTGATGGAGAAAATAATGCAGGGACTGGCGGCAATTACACTGTTCTTTTATTTAAATTTTCTAATGGTGAAATACTTAGAAATCATTACAGCACTGATGACGAAGGTGCGGCTGATCCGAGATCGGTAAAACATTTTGGTGGTGTTGAAGGGCACAGGGGGCCGTTGTTTTGGTCGTGTGGGTACAATAGATTGAAAAATGTTGGGACTGGGGACGGAAAAATATATAAAGACTACACTATAGCTAGCGACTCTAAAAATTTAAGGACTCTAAAAGAGGCAGATAACATTACAATTAGAGGCAACAGTTTAAACCAAGAGTGGACCACGACCGCCGCTTCTGGTGTGTCTGGTTATTCAGATAGCAGGATAGCCGTAGTTCAAGATGGATTAATAAAAGAAAAAACAAATTTAGAAGTTGTTGAAGTAGCAACTTCCACTTCTTCTGGTACTACGGTAAACACTGTAGACTCAGCCCCTACTATAAATACAACCGTCGATACTTTAACAACGACCCAAATTACTCCGCCAAGTGGTACAGGTATGTCTTTAAGTACAAAGACTTACACGGTTAGGGAGCTATCAACTGAGGTGTTACAACAACAAGCGGATGCGTGGAAAGGGGGCTCAGATATAGACCTTGTTTACCATGAAGTTGAGAATACTTCAGGCACTAATGTCTGGGTTATTGGGGTAGCGAGCACACCTGCGGACACATCTGTTACGTTAACGGCTATTGTAGGAGCCTCTAAGTACACCGGAGTTAAAAACTTATCTGCTTCAAGTGTGTCTTTATATAAATCCCACGCTTCTGGGAACCATAAGTATTTAGAATCTGCTGATTCAGATGCCTCTACTAATAACGTGTATGTATCTTCCGCCACAACAGCGAGGACTTTTATTACCACTACTGGAACTCCTATTCATGTTTATTCAGAATCGGGTTCCACGACATCTAAATTTTTGAAGACTACTCTAACTGACGGAGCTTCAACTACTCTAGTTACCGCTGTAAATACCACAGCTTCAACTGTCCAAACAATTGACGGATCTGCCAAAGTGCTAAAGGCTCCTTAGTTGACCTAACACTGTTTCAAGCTTACATTGTAGCATGGCTACATTGACTGTTGCGGGAGTTGAAGATGTTTTATCTGATTATAAATCAGCAGGAGGTTCTTTTATAAAAGAACTTAATCTTGTTATGCCCCGCTTGTTTTCTATGGGTATGTGGAGGGATTTAGTTTATGAAACTACTATATCCACTACCGACGGAAATTTTACTCTGCCTGAAGATGCGGAGTCTGTTATTTCAGTTTTAATTGATAATGACCCCGCTAAAGCAAGGTCAATGTTCCATGATTACAGATTAACAGGCAGGAACAATGATGGAACAACTTTAGCTACATATGGAATAGTCGATGACGGTTTTGTCCCAACAATAAATGAACTTGAGTCCAGTAAAACGTACTCAGTATGCGCTAAACCTATAAGTCCAAAGACCACGCTACCTGACAATATGGGGGCAACTATAACTGTAACAGGACTAGATAACTCGTCCACTCCTGTAGTTAAATCTGAAACGCTAACTATGACGGGGCAGACGGTGATAACATCATCGACCACGTTTACAACTATATCTGAGATTCGCAACGGGGATAGTGTTCTTCCTGACCCTGTAAAGATTCTGGCTAAGAATACGACAGATGCGACGGACACTTTAGACTTGGCGGACGTTCAACAATCAAATCATATAAACAGATTTCGTAGGTATAGAGTGGGGAATGATTTAGATGGAACTAAAATAACACTCAGGGTTCTTGTAAAGAGAAGATTTAATAAACTACTTAACTACACCGACCCAGTTTATCCAAGTAATTTAAACGCAATTAAAAATGCTCTTTTAGGAAACATCGCTGAAGATAACGCTGATCTTGAAAGAGCTTCTTATCATTGGGGGTTGTGCCAACAACTTCTCGAATCTGAGCTGGACGCATATAGGGGGGCGGCAAAACCTACAATTAATTTTGATCCATCTGGATCTGGGTCACGAGTACCAAATTTACTTTAACTTTAAAAAAACATGATTGAATTTATTACAACAAATCACGAACAGCTTTTAACAATTGTTGCTGGAGTTGTTGCGGTAGCATCTGCTATATGCGCTCTGACTCCAACGCCAAAAGATGACGGGGTTGTGAGAAAGATATACGCTCTCGTTGAGTGGATGGCTCTCAATGTAGGAAAAGCAAAAGACAAGTGAAGATATTCCGTTTACTCGGCTCTGCTTTAGAAGCTCTTGTTCTATATCTGCAATATCGACGAAACAAATATATAGATGAAATTGAGGATGAAATTGATAGTCTTGCCCGTAATGGTTCTGCTTCTGCAAAGTTGCGTATCGAAAGACTGGGCCAACGACTCAAGCGTGAACGAGAGCGCACTATATGACCCCCCAACAGTGACTTTAATAGAAGGTCTTGATTATCAATTCAAAGAAGGAATTCTGAAGGGGCGGAAAAATCATAAGTATCACAGCAACTACTCTTATTTAAGAGCTATAACCATAGGTAGCAAATGAACTCTTCAAAAGTATTGGATACTTTATTAGGTACAATAACTCCCACGTTAGCGGTGGCGGCGTCTTTTCAAGAGCAGTTAGAATATTGGCTACGCATATCCTCTTTAATTTTAGGTATACTGGTAGCTTCGGTTTCTTTATACAGGTTATTATTTAAGTACAAAAAATGATAGGAATATGCATAGGCCACAGTAGGCGGGGCGACAAAGGGGCATACACCACACCCCCCGATTCTATAAGTGAATATGATTTTAATAAAGCTCTAGTTCCTCTTATAGTTCCTTATTTAGAAGTTCCTTATAGAGTGTACGACGATTATCAGGCTTCAAGTTATGTGGGGGCTGTAAACTTTATATCTAGAAAATTAAAAGAGGACGGAGCAACCGCTTGTGTTGAGTTGCATTTTAATGCGGCAAGCCCTTCTGCCAATGGGCATGAGTGGCTTTATTGGGAGACAAGCACGGGAGGAAAACGGCTAGCTAAATCTTTTAAAGATACTATGGATACAGAGTACCCTGAACTTGTGTCAAGGGGGGCTAAAAGCAGGACGCATCGGCAGAGAGGTAGTTTGTTTTTAAGAAAGACTCCATGCTACGCCTGTATTGCGGAACCTTTCTTCGGATCAAATAGCACTGATGTAGGCGTAATCATGTCCGATTTAAGTCGATTAGCCAGCGTGTATGCCGAGGGTATAAATAAATTTTATGCGTAATGGACCTACCAAAAACAATTCGCATAGCTGGACAGAGGGTTCGGATATGCATTGTCGATTTAAGCGACGAGGATGTTTTTGGTTATTATAGCCACGACCGTAAAATAATATTCCTCTCCCATATTTTAGACGAGAAGGATCTTTTGAGCACACTCAGGCATGAGTTAATGGAGGCTAGTTTATGTATATCTGGTGTTGGCTTCTGTGAATCTTTTGAGCAGGAAGCTGTTGTACGATGTATGGACGAAGTTTTCTTTCCTGCTTACGAGCGGCTCTTAAAATTAATTGCGTAGCGCATGGACCCCCCATCCCCCCAATTTAAAAAAGACAAAAAGATGATTGTCTTTTATCCGAACTCGGACAATATAAAAGAAGCCTTTGAGCGCACACAAAAGCTGGGGGTTCTCCCTAACTCATTTACAAAAGGTAGGGGGAGGATGACTGGGTTTCTCGGAGAAGTTGCTTTTGAATTATTATACCCCGACTCTGAATACGTGGGAGACACTTGTTATACTTATGACTACACAATGGGGAGGAGGAAAATAGATGTTAAATCAAAGGCTTGTATGGGTAAACCTTTACCTCATTACACAGCATCCGTTAACACTAAAGATAAAAAACTTAATGCCACTACTTACTTTTTTGTGCGAGTCCGAAAAGATCTAACCAGAGTATGGTTACTGGGCTGGGCGTCTAAGCAAAAAATGCAAACCAAAGCCGACTATAAAAAGCGGGGGGAAAAAGATGAGTTCGGATTTACTTACAAAGTAGATGGATATCATTTACCTATCCAGCATCTTCGCCGACCTGATTCTCTTTAGTTCGAGCTCCTCCTATGTCATATTTTTCACTGACATCTATAATCAATATTTTACCCCCGCCAGTCCCTTCTGATTTCACAGGCCGAATACTCTTACTGGTTTTACACAATTCTTCAATGTACGTAACATCTCTCCGTAGTGCGTCGAGGTTACCTCCGATTGCCCCTCCCACAAAGGTTTTAATCATTACCTGAAGTTCAATAAAAGTACCACGCCACTCCTTTTTTTCTGGCGCATTTTCCCTAAACCCTTTTGAAAAGAGGTCTAGAATTTCGGCGGCCCTTGCTCTGGATGAGCTGTCATAAGCGGCGGCTGACAAAGTAGGGTCAATGAAGCTAGTAACACCAAACCTATCATCTCCCTTAATTTCGTCTGGTATACCAAAGTCTTTTAGAAAGGCCAAATAGTAAGGAAGCTCTTTTTTTATTGTTGCCTCAAGGGATTTCTTATTTGGAAATTCAAAAGGTTTATCTGTTATTCTAAAAGCGATGATCTTATCACGATTACTAGAATCCAAGTTAGGAATAACGGACATACTATTTGGGTCGTCGTTCAAACTTATAATTGCCCGCCCTGCCCAAGGGAGAGACAACTGATCACCATACTTAGGCATAAGATCCATCCTAGGGTTAGCAGTAGATCGTTTAAGCATTTCAGTGAGCTTTCTTTGTTCTACTGGATTTGCGGCACTCGTAGTGTCATCAATAACCCAGCAAGCAACTCTACCCATTTCTTTGTTAAACTTTGTTTGTCCTGATAAGTAGTCACTTCCGTCGGCATATCCCCCCACAGTCGGAGCTATCACTTTTGTTGATAGTAATGTTTTACCTCGTTTCGACGGCCCACATAGAACCAGAGTTTGCCCTTGATCTAGCCTTGAGTTCAATATCGCTTCGTAAAATCTTTTATGCCACGCCCAAAAAGTAAACACGGCTGGCAAACTTGATTCAGGGCTGTCTACAAACATATGAGTCATTAGCTTGTATAGGAAAGGCCAATTTTTTATATCCCCACTATCAGCCGCTTCAATAGGTTGTATGTTTGTTGTGTTTAATATTTTCTGCCCGTTCCATTCTATGACCCTTTCATCTTTCTTAAATACGACGGGAGCCATTTCAGCAACTCTATTCTTTTGGCTTATAACTAAAATAGCGTCCTCAACTTCTGATAAGTGTTCTCCTTTCTTCGCTCCTTTAAACCTAAAACCTCTTTTCCTCAACTCCAATACTAATTGGTCTCTTGGAATCATTTGAGGGAAACCGTCAATAAGAGCGTAGAAATGCTTCCCATTAAACCAATACTGGTCCAAAAGATCCCCCATCTTTTGTTGCTCAAATTCTTCAACAAACTTAGTTCCGAATACATCCCTCCACGACATCCATCCTTTCGACCTGTCCGAAAAAACCAGCATCCCGTCTTCAAAAACCTGACACCCTTCCCTATCAATACCATCGTTTATCCAAAACAGCGGCCCCCTAGCCCCAACTTCAAATTCACCAATCCATCTATTAGGAAATCTTTTTTCTACTTCTTTACCCACGATTTCTATAGGTATAGAAGTATCCTTTGTTTTTGGGGTGTGCTTTTGAGCCGCCTTTATTAGGGCTGTCTGAACTATAGCATTAGGGACAACCCCGCCCAGATCCACAATGTCTTCACCAAGAGCAAAATATTGAGAGGCACTTTCAGATTTAGAATCATACCCTGCAAATATTTTATCAAATCCTAGCACCCTCTTTAGCTCTTTAATAAAATAAGGGTATATTTCAGGGGCCACGGATACAGGAGTTTCGTAAACAAAACCAAGTCTAATGTACCCGCTGTATGTCTTAGCTCGCCATGCGGGTAAAGCTTTAGGGCATTTAGCTAAAATAATATCATCAACAGTCCCCCAGTCGATTGGGGCATCACAGTCTATTATTATTCCAGAAGCTTTATATATTTTGTTTTCAGAGTCTATTCTTCTGTTTGGGTTCAGTCCTTCGCAACAGCTTATAAAGTAGTTGTCTGTTTTCTTGTCAGCACACCATGCCCTGAAGTCTGCTTTGTCTCTAAACTTAGGGACATTTTTTTGGGGTAGTGAAAAAATATCATCAAACCCTTTTGCTTCTTCTGCTCGTAAGTTTTTTAAATATCGGTACTTCATTTTTCGTATCTAGTTAGTATTTCTCCTTCAGCTTGTAGAGGTATGTCGGGGATCCATTCTGGGGGTTTAGACATTATATTAACTATATTTTTATATGCCTCTTCTGCCTTGTCTTCATCTTCTTCTATAACCACTTCATCATGTACGTGGAAAATTATTTTATGCCCCTTTTTGTTAAGCCTCACCATCATCTCAGAAAATATATCACGGGCAAGAGCTTGAGATAAGTTCTCAGCCACAAGACCGCCCCACAAACGGACAGGAAGTTTTTTCCCATTCTTTGGGATCGCCGCAATATAATCATTAAATGAACTTCTTACTCCCGCAACTTTCTTAATCCTCCCGTAATTTATATCCCTACCACTTGGAAGGGGGTATACTAAATCTACTTTAGCTAAGTGAACTTTTTTAATTTTATCATTTAGTCTATGCCAGTACCCTTTTATCTTTGGCATATAGTGTCTGTATCTCCCTATACCTTCTCTTGCTTGATCTACACTAAAGCCAGTCATACTTGCAAACCTATCTACTCCTACGCCGTAGCCACACCCTAAAACTAAAGCTTTAACTGTATGCCTAAGTTTAGGATCTTCCTTTTTAAGTAGCCCTTTCTCTCTACCCCACATCTTAAATCGAATAGCAAAAGCTTCATATATGTCATCAGTGTTCGCAATCTCAGCTAACATATTTTTATCTTCCGCCAACCAACATAAAGTTCTAACTTCGATTTGAGATAAGTCTACAACGATTAGTTTTCTGCCTTCTTTAGGAGCAATCAAATGTCTTAGGTTTGCTCCGAACATTTCTTCACGAGGTAAGTTCTGTAAATTCAAATTACCTCCCGACCCACTGAATCTTCCAGTGTGTGCTCCAAAATACATGATGCCCCCATAGAATCTAGAGTCTGGCATAGTTGCGTAATCAAAAGACTCAAGTTTCTTTTTAATGGCATTTATCCTTCTCCAGTCTCTAACTGATGTGATCCATTTATGCTTTTCACTATGGTAGTCAATCCACTCTTGTGCTTTTTCATCTGTAGCCGCAAGGCTCGCAGGGGGCTCCAAGCCTACGAGCCGACATTGGTTATCGAATGCCGCCCGACTCAATAAAGGTTTTTCTTCCACCCACGGAATATTTTGTTCCGCTTCAAATAACTTTAATTTTATATTCTCTAATTGAATCTTTAAAAGACTCTGATCTATAGGAATCCCTCCCTGAACTATTTTCCTGTTTAAATTACTTATTTCTTTTTCTGAGTCAGGCCACTGAACACTATACTTTTCCCATAGGTCTAAGCACAACTCACTGTCTTTTAGTGCATACTCACTAACCTCTTCTTTAAATTCGTCGGTCATGTTATTCCATTTTTTGCCCGACATATTATCTCTTGTAGATTTGTCTACGGTTAAACCGAAAGCTTCTGCGGTTGCGTTCTTTAAAGACCTTGGAAGTCTACAATAAGCGGCCATGTCCGCTGTACAATACCACGCTTTGACTTTGTAATAATCCCACCACCCCCGCTCGATTCCAAACAGGTACAAAGTCTCATCAAAAGATGCATTGTGACTAAGGACAATTGAGTCCTCTATAAGAGACCAATCAAACTCTTTGGGGTGTCCTACAAATTTGTACCCGTTATCCCCGACAACTGAAACCATGTATGCTTCAAAATTAGGGTGACTAAAATACCCTAATGGACCTAAAGTTTTAATACTACATTCCTTGTCGTAATAAGTTTCAAAGTCGAGTGCGTAAGTAACCATAAAATTATTGGGAGCTTTTATGCGATTACTCCCAAGGCGATGATAGTTAACCAGCCCCCACCAAACATAGTGGCCGCCGCAATGCCTAATTTCCCAGACTATATTTCTATTTCTGTCTGTACAATTATTTGTTTAAGCTGTGATTCCAAAGACTCCTTAATTACTTTAGTAGCCTCCAGATCTAATTTTGAGTTCTCAATAGCGTCGGCCATTTTTTCAATGGCAGTAGTGAGATTCTCAATTTCCCTTTCTAGAATAGTTGCTTGATTTAAACCACTCATGACACAAACCCTTTAATAAATTCAGCCACAGCTTTGCTAGGCTCTTCATTTGTTATTGTAAGTGACGGAGCAAACCAAGTATATTTACCACGGCTTATAGACGAAGACTGGAAATTCCAAACCCTTGTGTGGATTGGAGTCTTCTTATTAAACACGGAGAATGTCGCCAGCCTTTTAAAGGTCTGCCTATATGCGTCTTTAGCCACATTAATGCGACCCATTGCATAATTACTATCTCCGATAGGGAAAGGGAATGTTTCCACATCATCCCCACCTTGGAATAGCAGAGTTATTTCAGCAAACTCAAGGATCGGGTGATCACTTGCCATCGCCAGTTCATGTTTTTGTTCCGTCGTATTAGCAATACTAGGAACCTCATCCGAGTCAAATGGGATGTCCTCTCTCCATGCTTTGACAGCCATGAGAGGAATCACCTTGATTGGCTCTTCCGCTTCAGCGAGTACAATCCTTTTATCCAAAGCTATCGAGCCATATGGTAATGGCTTGCCTTCAGAGTCAGTCATGTCACTTGTTTTTTGAACTACATTAACTCTAGGGATATCAATATCCGTAGATTCTAATGTTGATGACAAATCGCTTTGTGGGGCGATTGTCGCTGTTGGAACTTCTGCGAGTTCTGCTTTTTCTTTGCTCATATTTCTATGCTTCTTGTTTCTTGTTTCTTGTTGCCCCTAAGACAGCGTGTGTCTAGGGGGAGATACTTCGACGATACCGACGCTATTGCACTGGTCAATAAACTCGTCCTGTAATTTTTTCTTCTCGCCTTTTCCCGCTTTGTCGGAAACGGCTTTTGCAATTTTAGATAACGGCAAGTTAACTTCTTGAAGGATTTCCTCTTGTGATAATCCAAACTCTTGTGCGATTTTAACCATAGTCTGGTTATCCGTTATTTTTTTCGTGCTCCCCATTTTTTTTAATTTGAGTGTGGGAAATTCTGCCCCCTCTTTAGCTAATTCAACCGCCCGCTTTTTAAATTTGTCCGCCCAGTTAGATACAATTTTTGATATAACCCAGAGCTGTTCAATTATTTGTGGGTCTTCCGTGTAATCAAAATCAACATCAGGGAGGCTAGGGTCAATCTTTTTAGCTACGTCCACTACCAGTCCGCCTAGTGCGGGGCAGACATCTTCATATCTGCAAAATCTGCAATTAACTGTTGGTGTTAACTCGTCAAGGGAAGGAGTTCCCGCCCCCCATTTTGGGCGAACTCTCTCCGCATTAAGTATAACATTTGATAAATCATCTACAAGATCTTCAAGGTTCTCTCTTTTAAAACTGTCCGTCAGTATTTCATTCCGCTGTGGAATAAAGAAAACAAAATCTATTCTTTCTAACTGAGGGAATCTCTGGAAACAGCCAACAGTATATGCCTTAGCTTGATAGTTATCTTTCGGCGAATCAATTTTAGATATTCCTGTTTTGTAGTCGGCCAGTACTCCAACTTTGTCATAGATGTGTAAAGAGTCACAAGTTCCAAAAGTCGATGTTCCTTTTAACTCGATATCTAAAACGACTTCAGCAAAGCTTTCGGTTAACTCAAGTTCTGAGTAATTAGTTAAGTACTGTTCCTGATCTGCTACAATTTCCTCATATATAGAAACCTCTTCTTCAGATTGTAAGTTGCTTGGGTCAAGAATTTCTATTGCTTCGTGTATTCGTGTCCCCATCTCAGCGGCGGCGTTTGTACCTTCCCGCCCGTGATACCCGCTACAGCCCGCACAATACTTTAAACTAGATGGTGAAAATTCGGCGTGTCCCCTGTCGGCGTGGTTTACATTCATGGCGGAGATCTTATCATCTCCGTTATTTAAGATCAATTAAATTTCCAATAATTTTTAACCATCCTTCTTTTGATAGAGGTACATAGCGATTAAATAAGCGTCAATCATACCGTCGTGTGGAGTACGGCATCTTTTGTTTTTCAACCAATTTTCATCGGGAGCTAGTGCCGTGGCGACCTCCAGAGCACGGATTTTAGTTTGCCCTTTTGGTCTATTGCCCAGCATGGCCTTCTGCCACTTATGTACTGATACTCTGCTAGTTTCATATTCTCCAGTTTCCGCCATGCCAACAAGCTTCCCAAAACTCAGTGCCATAGACCTCACTGCTTGTGAGCTTTTAGCGTGGGCTAGAGGTTCCTCTATAGCCAAAGTTGGTCGGGCATTGGTGAAATCATCCAGCTTCTCAATCCAAAACTTTACTCGCAGTGTATCCACTTCTCTTTTTTTAGATCTGTTCAAAGTAGGCATTGCAGTCTTATCGATAATCTTTCCGTCTCGACCCGATATAGCACACAAGCCTCCGTCTAATCCATTATCTATCCCGACTATCAATTTACTTTTCCACAATTCCAGTGTCTAAAAAACACGGAGCAGATGGTCCTAAATTAGAATTTATTAATTGTTCTAGTGCAATCTCAGAAGCATCTAAGCTTAAACCGTGCTTGTTTTGAAACAGAGACAGAACCGCTTCACTGCTGTAACAGGCCACTGGGGGTCGGTCTGCGTGTTCGACAATTCCTAAAAGAGCGTCTTCAAGTTGTTTAAAAAAAATAACCTCCCGAAATTTGCCCGCTCCCGATTGTATAGGGGTCTGAGTCCTTTTTGCATACGGGTCCGATGAGGGGTTGTAATCCCAAGTAAAGTCTTCAAAATTATTTTTCATTGGAGTCAGGCGGAACATCAATCACTTTGCTTTTTGAGATGCGTTTCCCTTTGTGATTATTAAGGATGTTTATGTCAATTTGCTGTTTCCCACACCCCTGATCTTTTTCAAGTCCGAGGTTTCTCCTAATCATTTGGTCGAGCATTATTAGTTCTCTTATGTTTTTTGCGTACTGTAATCTGCTTAAACTATTTTTATATATCGTCATTGCGGTTGCCGCCGCATAGTTAGCATATTGTTGGGCGGGGTCTCCTTGTGCCTCTGAAACCTTCTTTATTTTTTCATGCTCATTTTCTATATCTTTTAATTCTGCAAGAGCTTTAGCATTTCTCTTATCTTTAATGTCAACCCCCATCTCTTTCAACCAGCGATATATAGTAGGTCTAGATCTATTCACCATACCCCCAATTGTTGTTGGCTCGGCTCCACTTGCGTAAAGCTTAACGACTTTTTCTTTAAGCTCTTGCAGGTCTTCTTTCTGTTTACTACTCATAATATAGATATTACTTTAATAATATGCCTTTAAACAATTCGCCTATCAAGCAGTTACTAGATCCTAAACTAGAACCAGCCGTTAGTTCAGATGGGAAAGAAATACAAGTAGGGGATTTTTTAATTCCGTTAGGAACCACATTAACGGCATTACTCTTTGGTTTTAAACAACATGAAGAAACAGATAAAAAAGAGTACTATTTTTGGCGGTTGTGCGACGAGCTTTGGAACAACGACGATCTCCCAGAACCTTTAATGATTAAGCATCCTTGGGCGGAGGAAATGATTCGTGCGGCTCTCGAAAACAAATACTTATCTGTTGGGGGTAGTGCGTCTTCTGGCAAGTCACATACAATGGCCGCATGGGGTATTATAAATTGGTTAAGTCAGCCGAGGGACACTCTTGTTCTGATGACGTCCACCACTCTACGTGAGGCCCGTAAACGTATCTGGGGAAGTGTTATGTCTTTATTGTCCGTGATTAATGACGCTCCAATCAGGATCCGAGATTCGATTGGAAATGCCGCCTATATAAATGAGAAAGGAAATCTTATAGAGAGAGCAGGGCTTTCTTTGATATCTGCTGAAAAATCTAAAACTAAAGAAGCGGTTGGTAAATTCATTGGTATTAAACAGAAGCGGGTTATTTTAATTGGGGACGAGCTTTCTGAATTATCTGAAGCTATCTTGCAAGCGGGGTTAACCAACCTATCCAAAAACCCGTCGTTTCAAATGATAGGGATGAGCAACCCGAACAGCCGCTTTGATGCCTTTGGCGTTTGGTCCGAACCCTACAGTGGCTGGGATTCTGTAGATACCAATACCGCAGACAATTGGAAAACAAAATGGGGGGGTTACTATTTACGGTTGGATGGGGAGCGGTCTCCGAACATTCTGGCGGGCGAAACAATTTACCCGTGGCTACCTACCATTGAGAAGATAACTGAGGATAAGAGTTTGTTAGGTGTCGAGAGCAGGGGTTATATGAGGATGGTGCGGGCTGTATTTTTTGATAGTGACGAGACAACGGGAATATATACTGAAAACGAAATATCATCGAGTGGTTCGATGGGGTCCGTGGAGTGGTCTTCAAATCCTATAAAGTTGTGTGGCATTGACCCCGCTTTTACAAATGGGGGAGACCGCACAATTATGTACACCGCTAAATGCGGGTATGATCGATCAGGCCATTATGTAATCGAGTTTGGAGATTATTTTCATTTGAATGACGACGCTACAAACAAAGCAGTTCCGAGGACGTATCAAATTGTTAGACAGATCAAAGAGAAATGTGAGAAGATGAAAATTCTTCCAGAGAATGTTAGTGTCGATGCCACTGGTGCGGGGGCTCCTTTTTGTGATGTGTTAGCTGGGGAGTGGTCTAATAAGTTCATGCGTATAAGCTTTGGCGGCAAGGCGAGTGACAAGCGGGTCAGTGCTAATAGCCAGTTAACAGGGGTGGAACTATATATGAATCGAGTGTCTGAATTGTGGTTTGTAGGTAAGGAGTTAATGCGTACCCGCCAAATATTCGGAGTTAAATCTGATCTTGCCCAAGAAATAACTGCACGAAATTATGACATGGTAAAGAGCGGAGGTCTCCGCATGAAGATTGAATCGAAGCCCGAATTCAAGAGTCGATTTGGTAAAAGCCCCGACTTAGCTGATGCGGCTTTCTTAGCATTAGATTGTGCTAGACAAAGGTTAGGTTTAGTTGCAGTAGATCCAATTGATGATGACCCTAACGGAATGCCAAGGAAAAGGCAGTCAATTAAGTCTTTAAGGGGGGCTTTAGAGAATTCAGAGGCTGTCTTGATTGATTGACTTTTGTTAAGTAAAGTCTTATAATTTACGTTATGGCTATCAATACGAACATGGTTGTAAGTTCCGCCGACCAGTCTCCTGAAGAGAAGGAACTTCTTTCTGGATTAGGGACTGCTGGGGCCCCCAAAAAAAAGAACGATCTGCTTGAAAGGATCCGATTGGCTAAAAAGGGAATAGTCAAAGTTGACCCAACTGACGGAGGTACAGACAAATACGAGACGGACGAAGAGGCCGCTAAAAGTTTTTTGCAGACGGAAGAAGTGCAACAACAACAACTACCTGAAGCCCGCCGTGCTTTATCAGATCGTCTTGCATCCTCCTTATTGATTAAAGATCCTACGCAACGGCAAGAGGCCGTATCAGGATTACAAAAAGAGGGGGAAGCGTTAGGCATACTCAAAGATCAGTTTCAAAAAGTAGCGGGTGATTACTCTTCCGCTATGGAAAAACAAATAGGCACTCCTCAACGAGAAGAAAGAACTAGATCTTTTTTAGAGGAAATGCGTAACAAAAGTTTAGGCCAAAGAAGGAGAAAAACTTACAGCCGTTTTGGTGACTTAAAACTAGCTAGAAAATATAGAAGAGCAGGTTTTGACAAAGCGGCTCAAGCTGTTGCAATGAGAGGAGCTTTAAAGCAACAAGAAATGCCCGCACCGTCAATAGCTACACCTCAGTTTTTAAAAGCTAAAGAAGATGTTGTTCGGGAGAAAGCTGAAATGCAGACTTTGCAGAAAAGACTTATGGAAAGATTACTAGGTCAAATAGACAATTAATATGGCTCTCGAAGATTTATATAATCAAGATATAGCACCACTTAAAAATACTTATGGGTTAAGTGGGGAGGAGGCTTCTTACATTTCCAGTATGAGAAGTGCTGATGTGATGCCTGAAGTAGGTAATGTTATTAAACTACAAGGAGCTATTCAAAGTCAGAAAATGAATGAGCTGGCTTTTAAAAGATCTAAGTTCGAGTTTAAAAAAGAAAAAGAAAAAGCCCAAAGGGACGCCGAGTACATCGGCAAAGCGGATAATTTATTCCAGCAGTTCGACGACATTATTAATAATTCAAAAGATTCTTTTGAAGGTATGCAACAGATGTCTAACTGGGCTATGCAAAATGCAAAACAATTAAGTGAGCACGATGTGACTAAGGCAATATACAATGCCGCAATCAATAGATTAAAATCGAAACAAGCTGAAAAAGACTACGGTTTAAAACAGCAGGACCGCTTAGATAGAAACACGGGGCAAGCTTTCAACATTGCTAATTATGGAGACGCTGAGGCAGTAGAGCGCATGATAAATGCTGACGGAGAAATTACTCCTAATGAGGAAGCCGCTCATTTATTTGCTCTTCAGCGGGAGCAAGAAAAAAAGGAGGGTAAGGATATATCAAAGGCTCAAGCTGAACATGAATCCCGTGCCAGAAATTATGCCCTCGCAAAAGAAGCCATTAGTCTGGATGCGGCTCCTCTAGATGCCCAAATAAAAGAATTTAAAGCCATCCTTGAGGAGGCCCCCGTAGAGCCTGACCCTGCTGATGATACAAATCAGACATATATAAAAAATTACAGTGGGGTCAAAAGTCAGTTGAGGGCCTTTGGCGGGACGGCTGAGACAGACCCAGAAGATTTTTTGCGGGGCTTGATTAAGAAGCGTGAAAAACTTAACGAAGAATTGAAAGCCGCCTTTTTAAGATTCTCAAAAAAAATACCTAAACCATCTGCGGGGTCAGGCATTAGCTCAAAAGACAAACCATAATTTAACATCATCTAATATTTTTCTGCCATGCCAGAAGATTCATTATTATCTCAGTTTTTAGCGGAGCCTACTCCAACTACCGTTGAGGAGGTTCCATACTCCACTTGGTCACAAGAAAATATTTTTGACGACCCCATTGAAAGCTATTCAAAATATATGGATCACATACGGGGGCAGTATGTTGATGCGGGGGAATATAGTGCCGATGTTGAAAAGGAGATAAATCAAAATTTTTATGGGGAGCTAGTAAAACAAAAGTTAATCGACCCAGATAAGATAGAGGATTTTTATGAGGTTGATGCGAAGATAAGGAGATTTTCTTTACCTGATTTTGATGATCAGGTTGAAAACCTTTTTAAGGAAGACGGGCTTAGGAATCAGGAAAGAAAAATTCTTGAGGAAGAGGATAGGGAAATATTTAAAGATTATTTAGCTAAGGTTAATGCACGGGAAGAAGTCCCCGAAGAACAGCAAAAGCTAGTTAAAGAAACATTTCGTGAAAACAGAAACCAACTTTTAAAACAACAATTTTACAGGAAGGAAATAGATGCCGCTGTCCTTGAAGAGAAGGACGGTAAATTTACTTTTTTTGGCGGGCGTGTTCCAGACGGGAAATCCTATATGGATGTTTTAAGAGAGTCGGAAGGGGCGGGGGTCAGGATATCTGATTTACCACACCTAATAGAAGCTCAAAAAAAACTACCTTCTTTCAAAAATTTATCTAGGGCAGACGCTATGGGGATGTCCGCTTTAGAAGGAGAGATCTCCGCTATTCTTAATAAAGACGAATCGATTAGAGAAAAATTATTAGGGCTGGCCCGATCTAAAGTAGAAGCTGAGGATGGATTTTGGGATGATGTCAAAGATGTTGGAGTAGGTTTCTTTGACTTCGCACAATCTTTTGTTTTGGGGGTGGGCAAACCCGTCGCTTCTTTTTTTGGCAAGGATGTTAGTGGTATTGAAGAACTTCAAAAAGGGGCTAATGCACAAAGAGCTATACGCCATTATTCAAAGTCGGGCGCAAATAGAGATGATGTAGTTGCCGACCTCGCTATTCAAGTCGGGGCTTCTTTAGAAGATGTTGGAAAAGTTGTGGACCAGATGGCTTTGGATGAAGCGGAGTTCAAATTCTATGAGGATGATCTTAAATTAAACATCAGGCAAGGAGTTTATAAACAACCCAAAATACATAGTTCTCTATTGCACCAACCAAAACTACTGGACAAAGCTATTACAGAGGCGGGGCTGGATTCTGATGTTGCCGAAAGTTTAAGGGCGTCCAGAGAAATTTATGCCGTTGAAGATTTTGATAGAGTAAATAAACTTTTGCAAGAGGACGGGGATACCGCAGATGATTGGAATGAATTTTACCTTGAGCATAAAAAGCAAGGGCTAGATGATCATAAGGTATTAGAAAAGTTTGCCGAGCAGTACGACTTTAATTCTTTTATAGATAAAGCCGAAGGCATTGCCTACTCTCTTTATTCGGGGACTGTGGGAGCCGCATCAGTTGTCATAGGAGCTATTGCAGGAGCTGATGGTTTAAAGAACTACGGCGTAGAAGTAATCAACAACGAGCAAAAGCGAAGACAAGTAGGAGGAGTATTCGGAGTCCAATATGGGTCTATGTATGATCTCGCAACTACTGCGGTTCCTATGATCACCGATATGGTGGCTACTGTATTTTTATCTAAATTCACAGCGGGTGCTGGGGGTGCTATATATGCAGGAGCTAAGGCAAGCTCGGTGTCGGCATTTCGAGGTGTCGTGAAAAATTTTGTTAAGGGAAATTTAAAGGCAACTGGAGGAGCCACGTATAAAGAGGTTGCTGAAAAACTATTTAAAGACGGGGCAATTAAAAATTTAGATGACGCTTATGGGATAGTTAAAAACTACAACTCTAAAATGGCGCATAGAATAGGGGTTGCCCCCGCTGTTTTTGTCCCCGCCGCACATAGATCTGGGGCGCACACATACGCCGCCGTCAATACTTTAATGACTGAGAAGTTAACAAAAGAGCATAAGAATGCCGATGGTACGTGGCAAGATGGCTGGAGTGAAAAACGGGTTAAAGAAGAAGCACATAAAAATGGACTGTCTGGTCTTTTCTTTGCTGGGGGTTTTACTGGATTACTTACCGCAGGATTTGGTTTACTGGGGAATGGGGGTTTTGAAACGGCCTTTTTAAGGAATGCATCTTTTAGGCAGTTGAAGCGTGTAGGAAAAGATATGTTAAATAGGGAGATTTCTAATGAGGCTTTCGGTAAAGCTATTCACAAATCTTTCAAGACGGCGTTGGCAAAGCACGGAGCCGACGGGCTATCTAAAGTTTTTAAAGGTGCTGTGAGTGAGGGTATAGAAGAGAGTATAGATGAATTTGTTAATTCTATTATTCAGGATGTTATAACGGATGAGAACACTCCGATGATGGAGAGACTAAACCAGTCACTCCATGCTTTTTACTTGGGCGGTATGTTAGGAGGAGGGGGTGTTGCAATAAACAGAATTGCAAAAACAGTAGCCCCAGACAGATTTTTAGACAAAAAAGCCGCCGCAGATTTTGAAACCGAAATACTGGAGCAGTACCAGAAAGATGTTCAAGGCAACAAAGAACTCATAGAGGCGGGAGCTCCTAAAACAGCAGAGGCGGCGAGGGAGGTTTTAAGTCGCTACGCCCGTGCCGAACCTTCTGCGGAAGAGGCGGCGGCTAAGGTAGTGGAGCCTATTGCAGAAGAAGCTTCAGCAGAAGAAACTAAAAGGATTAACAGTGATTTAAAAGATGTAGATAGGGAGGACGTAGAAGCCGCTGTTGATGCCGAGCTTGAGCCATCTCAAAAAGCCAACAATCCTGTCGATCCAGAGATAGCTGTTTCTGAAGACGCCCAAGAAATACTAAAAGAAAATAATGCCGATAGCGGCGAAGCTTTAGGAAAAATTTTAAAACCCCACTACGCCCCATCACCACAGGACGTATCAGATAAACATACTGAAAGGTCTAAAGAGATAAGGAGCAGGGCTGAGGCGTGGGAAATTATAAATAGAATAAAAGATCCTACAGAAAGAAAGGAGGCTATGGAGAAGGCTAAAGAGTTAGGCTTTGGTCCTTTATCTCCAGCCAAGGCAAAGGCCGCTTTAGAAAAATTAAAAAAACAAACTGCGAAAGAGCTGGAGGCTATTAAACAAGCTGAGAAGGATGGCCTTACTGAGGAGGACATGAATATCGTAGAGACGCTTGCTTCTGAAGGAGTGTCCAAAAGTTTAACACCAGAGTCTTTAAGTGAGCTGGGGGTTAAACCAAGCAAATCCGATCCCGCATTTATCAAGGTTCTTGAGAAAAAAGTTAAGGAAAGAATTAATTCTAAGTATCCAACCAAGCCCGTGCGTATGCCAGAAGGCGGGTACGGGATACCTAGAGCGGACGGCCAAGGAACTTTAAAAGTTCAGTCAAACGGCGTGGGTGTATTCAACAACGATCCCGACTCAATGATTACTCTCCTCCAATTGGGGATACCAGTTGAGACGGACAGCGTAACAGAAAAAACAAACCCCGCATTTAAGTGGGAAAAGAAGGGGGATAAATTTATTCTTCGTGATGTTATGGTTCGTGAGTCTGGGGGGATGATCTCTGCTACTACCTCTAACTCTAATGTCGCCGTATTGGAAGAAGATCATACAGATCTAATTGAATCCGCCAAGCAACTCAATGAATTGGGCGATACGGACAACCCCAACCTTGATGTGAAAATCAGGAGTCCTTTTGACAGGAGAAAAAAAATTACAATACGGGAATTAATCGAGGCGTCAAAAGACCCAGTAGAACTTAAAAAACTTCTAGCGAAATCGGACCAAAAAGTTGATGATCTGGACAAACCATTTTTTGATTCTGCGGTCACTTACCTCAGCGTTCAACTCCAATTAAGATTTAGAAATTATGCCGAAGCTTTGGGGCGGGGGCTCGCTGTTGATTTAAACTTTACGGCCAGTGATGTTGCGTCAGAAGTAATAAACAAATTATATAAGCAACAACAGCTTAGAAAAGATTACCAAGTTAGAGCAACTGTTGAAAGTATAGATACAGACCGCACCACGAAGGTAGATTTAAATGAGGATGTAGACAGGACACAAGCGTCGGAAGATACCTACATCCCAATTAACCCAGCGGAAGACTCATCTCTAAGTGAGCCCGCTGTTGTCCGTGAATATTTATCACAACAACAGGAGACAGCGGGAGCCGCTTTAGAGTCTGATCCTGAAATGACTCAGGCTTTGCGGGCGGCTATGGCCGAGGCAGGACACGCCTATGCGGATAAACTTTCTGGGGAGGCACTGTTTGCCGCCCATGTTAGTCAATTAGCCAGAGAGGGGTCTTTCAATAAAGAAAAAAGTATTTATAGTTTTCATGCTCGATTAAAATCGGGGGAGTTCCAAAAATCAAAAGCTTTAAGCGACGCTTTATTCTTCTTAAATTTATCGCACACTTTTAATAGGGCGAAAGACCAAACACCTATAACCCGCAAAGAGGCCGCTTTAAGAATAAAACAAAAATTAGAAGAGCTCACAGGAAAAAAGGTTTTAGAATCAGAAGCTAAATATTTTTACCAAGGAATTAAAAAACAAGTAAATAAGTTTCTTCAACGGGCGGTTGCTGACAAAAGATCACGGAAGGTTATAGAGGCCGCTAACGACGCTGAAGTTGAAGAGCTGGGTCTTATTAATAGATCCTCTGATAGTGTTATAGAAGCCCTTGAAAAAATAGCTTCAGGAAAAAATAAAGTTCAGGCAATCATTGCTAGAATGTTGCTCCACAACAGAGCTCTATTAAAAACTATAGAGTTCACTCTTGAAAAATCATCGGCAACTTATGCTGGAAAATACTTCATAGACAATACAGGTAAAGGCCATGTTGTGATAAACCTAAGTAGAACAGGAGGAAGAGGTGTTGCGGATACACTTCTTCATGAGTTCATCCACGCCTTCTCTTCACGAATAACACAACTAGATCCAAGCCAAAGATCGGCTGAAGAAAACAATGCCATTGCTAGGCTTGAAGGTCTTTTAAAGATCATCAAAAAACAAGCGTATGCAGATAAAGCTCCTGCCAGCATTTTAGATGGGTTGGCTAATGTTGATGAATTTATATCATACTTCCTGACATCTCCTAAATTTCAAGCCTACATCAAGGGCATGAGGTTAAAGGAGACGGAAGGGCGCAACTTCTTTGACAGAGTAATCGATGCCATTGCCCGCCTATTCCGTCAGCCTACAAATGAAAGAGAATACAATGCGGCCTTGAGGGACGTACTTGATATTACCAAACGAGGTATGCTTGTCAGGGAGCCCGACTCAAGTGCAGGATTCAGGAATCAGGTTGCAGATGGTATGGAGCAGTCTCAGCAGGAAAGAGATGAGATCTCTAAATTAACAGGGATGCAAGCTGATATCAGAGACATACAAATGCTGGACGAAAAAGCGGCTGAGTTAGAAAACTATGTAGGGAATTTCGTTCCGTCAGAGGTGGCCGTATTCTCAGACAGCACTTTACCTACTATCGCCCGCTGGGACCCAAAGACTCAATCAATACAATTTAATGGTAGGCGGGCGGCGGCTTTTTTAAATGAAGCACTGGCTAACAACGGGGGGTATCCTATAAATGAGGAGCAGGTTATTGCTATGATAATCAATGAGGAGCTGGCGCACGGGGCGTCGTTTGCGTCTTTAAGTAAAGACAGCATTAATACTCTTATTGATTCATTGGATGAAGCTGAGAGTAAAAGAATTATTGAGGAATATTATCCAGAGGAAGAACAAGCAGACGCTTTGAAGAGGCTTGAAAGTGATGACCCTCAAGTTGTCAGAAATGAGAAGTATGTTCTTGCGGAAGAATCGTTGCGCCTGTTCTTCCAAAAGAAAACAAGAGGAACAACCACAGAGCAAGAAGTGGCTTTTCTGATTGAGTCCCCTAACAATTTAGAAATATTTAAACAGTATCTCAAGAACACCTTTAAGAGACTTAGCTTCCATAGAGAAGAGAAGGACATTTCTCCTGAGATGAGGAATGCTCTCAAGAGAGTTCTGATAGAGGTTCGACGCATGGAGTCACGGTATAGGACTTCGATGAATGGGATGTACTTTGATGTGGGCAATCCTAACGCTACCGTTGATCAGCTTATCGCCCAGCTATCCAGAAATAAATCAGTAGACCTTTTAGAAGAGGAGGATATTATCCCCGACCTAGAAACAAGAGTAGGTACGACGGCGGTTATAACCGCCCCTTTAAGAGTAGATGAATTAAAGAATCTATCTAAACAGCAGATGGTTAAGCGAGCTACCTCTGCTAAATACATCCATTTGCAACAAGCTTTCGATGACATATCTGAAGCATATGGGTTAGATATAGAAACAAGGAGTCCGTTAATAGGGGGTTACCTAGAACCAGTTGATGCAACAGACCCCGCTCATGAAGGAAAAACAGAGGAAGAACTAAGACAGTTAGCAACTTTATCTACTGAAGTTCCTGAACGAGTTTTTGTTGAAGGAGCAACCGAGGAAGAGTTAAAAGAAGTAGCCTTGCTAATTAAAGTTCTGGCTCCAGAGGTACAGCACTCTACTTTGTTGGTCGCATACCAAGATGAAGCAGAAGGAGCACAAGAAATAGAGGTGCGCATAAAAGCAAAGGGAGCTGAAAAAGCTAGGCTGATGGGTGAAGACTGGTTAAAAGATAAGAATGCAGGAGGCTTTTCTTTTGATCCTACAACTAGAGAGATAAATACTTTATTGCTTGAGCCTTTTGAAGAGGGGGATCCTTCGGTTGACGAACAACTAAATACATGGAATACTTTTGTAGATGAGCAAAAACAAAAAGGGAACATCTTCAAGAACGCCCAATCAGAAACAACCTATGTCTCGGCCCAGTTTGTCGGCGGAAAGCCTGAAGAAGTTCGAGGAGAGGTGCAGAGAATTAGGGATAAAGCACGTAAAGAAAACAACTCGGCCCTTCTTGAGGTTTCAGAGAGAGCCCTCACCCGAATAGATCACGAAATAAAAGGGGAGGTCATCAGGAAGAAAGCGGATTCTATTTTAGAAACAAGAGAACTTTCTCCCTTATCTTCAACTGAAGTAGCTAAGGCCGCCGAAGGCGAATCGTTTGCAACGATAAGAGACTTTGGAAAATTTATTGATGACCGTTTTGAATCTATTAAAGGGACTCGTCAGTTAAGTGAACAGCCCGACGAAGGTATAGACGACCGTGCGGCTGAAGCGGCGCAAGCTTTGGTTGACGATGTCTTGACTGGGCTTTCTCAATCAGGGAGTGGCATGGGATGGTATGATGCCAGAGTCGAAGCCACGCTCCACGAACTAACAAAGTTATACCCTGAACTTGCGGAAGATCAAAACGAGCTGGCTATTTTTGTTGGCATCCTTGCCACTACCAGCCAAGGCGAACCTGTAATTACAAATTTTAAAAACGCATCGAGAGTATACGAAGACTATAAAGCTACGGGTAAATTATCCCATGACTACGCCTTTGGGACAGCCGCCGACGCCGTAAATAAGAACCTTAAATTCATGCAGGATCTTATAGACCGATATCAACGGGAAACAGGTCTAGGGAAAGAATACTTCCGTGAGTTTATGGACAGTGAAATTTTAGGTGGGGGGATTCGAGATATGTTTGGAGACACTCCATCGGGGGTAACTCTTACCGACAAAGTCGTAGGTGCTAGAATGCTCGGACCTAAGATAGGATCTTTCTTTAATAATCTGAGAGGTAGATTCGACACCATAACTATGGACTTGTGGTACACCAGAACCATGCACCGTTACATTGGAAACTCAGTCCTAGAAAATGATACCGATCAAATAATTAATGCCACTAACAAGTTTATAGAAGCTTTGCGGGGGTCTGAGAGATCTTATGATTTAGATCCTGTAGAACTTGAGGCTATGGGATTTGAAGATTTATTCAGAGAAGCAAAGAAGGTTTTCAACTTATGGTCTTCAGGAAAACTTCCAGAAGCTGGCGGAGTAACATTTAAAGAATACCCTGACGGATCTAAAATAGAAAAAGCCGCAAGAACAATTACCACGACTGCGGGAATGAAGGCCGCTCCTAAGAATAAAGCGCACTCTTTATTCTTTGAAAAAATTGTAAGAGAAGCTCAAAGCCAGTTGAAAGATTTAGGTCTCCCGCTTAATGCCGCTGACATACAAGCAATCCTTTGGTTTAGAGAGAAGAATCTTTTCTTAGGATTAGGTTTAGCTAACAGTGCCTCCGCCCCCGCCGACTATCTTGATGCCGCTATGGTATTGAGAAGAGAGAAAGCACAAGAGACCGATGAGCAAACAGAAGAACCTGTACCTCCTGCACTAGAGACACGCTTCGGTGCGGGCAAGTTCCCTTCAGACCACACAGGTCTAAAGAAACTTGTTGAAGAAGATAAGGTTAGTGGCTCGGCAGGAATTCCAAAAGGTAAAGAGGGACAGAGAGTTAAGTACTCTCATACTAATATTACATTAGGTCGTAAGAGTAGGGAAGGGGGTTCAGCTTATGATCCAAACTACCCAGTAGGTGTCATGCCTTACTCGCTACAATTAGATAAGAAGTACAACGCATTTAATGTCAGACTTAAAGATGTTGACGACATTGTTCTTCAAGAGGGTAAGTACAATCAGTTTTTGGACAATGGTCAAAAGTACGAGCTTCAGACGGATATGGATATTGAAGATGTCTTGTCTCAAATCAATAGTCCAAGATCAGACGAATTGAAGAAGATCCCTATGGTTGATTTCTTATTAATGAATCCAGAACTAAGGGGCAAGGAAAAGATTCCAGCGGGTACTGTTGTTTATGCACAAGGAGCAAAACAAGTTGTGGGTGGGCCAGCAGGAACTTTGGTTTCATATAATAAAGACATAAACTTAAAAGACACAAAAGGTTGGACATCTATAGTTTATAATCCAGCACTGGGTAATTATATGTATCCAGTTACTGGAGAAAAAGGTTCAGCTAATTTTGAAATAAATAAAGAACTACTGGGGGCAGATGAAGTGATAATGGTCAGTGATTTAGGTAAACAAACTAAAGCTGAAGGAATCAACTTCATGTTGCTGGCTAAAGGTGCAAGGTTCAAGGATCTTACAGATCAAGAAGTAGAGGAAAACAGAAGCTCTAACATAGTCATAGATCGTTTAAAAAATAAAGAAGCTATACCTCTGGAAGCTTCAACTGAAGCCCCCGTACTTGAAACAAGAATAGGGGCCGATGAGATTTTAGCTAAACTAAACAGAGCAGAGATTAATCAACTGGGTAAGAAAAGGATGACTCCCGCAGGGAAGCCTATGACGGGTACTGTTATATCTAAAGAGAACCTTGCAGAGATTTGGCAACAAGGTTTTGAAAAGAGGAAAAAAAAGTACAACGAAGCTAGAAAGAGGATAGCAGAAAAAACTGGTTTCTGGCTTCCTGAACTAACCATCGATAGATATGCCCCCACTCCCGCTTCTACCTTAGAGCTATTCAAGCTGGCGGACATTGCTCAATGGCATTTGGACATGGCTAACTTTGTAATACCAGAAGGCTACGACACGATTGCATTTGTTCCGTGCGCCGCTACCAAACCTTGGTGCGGAGCCCTAGATGAAAATACTCTACATAGTAAAGCACACCGTATGTTATATCCATCCTATAATAGGGTGCGGGAGATGTTTGATAAAGGAGCGGTAGGAAAGAATTTTAAAAGAGTATACTTTGTAACGATATCAGAACCACTGGGCGTTGTACCTCAAGACAGGTGGCACAACTTCCCGCCCTATGATAACTCAGGACTATTCACTAGCCCGCCTCAACAATCAGGGTTCCCTACTAAATACTGGCTAAACCTCCCAAAAGAAAAAGGAGGAACAGGAGCTAAACAATTATTCCCGTTTGATGAAAAGGCATACAACAAAGCCATAGATATTCTAGGCAATGTTATTGCTAATTTTGTTCAGACAAATAAAGAGAATAACCCAGACTTAAAAGTTATTAGCTTCGTTAAGGACGACAAGAAAAAAGGTTCTCATGAGCTGATGGTGGACGCCGCTTCAAAATTTGCAGGAGAGCCTATCGTTTCCGAAGATAACAATTATGCTAAACGTGCTGTTTCAAATACACCGCCTGAAGCTCTTCTGAAAAAAGTTTTAGGACTCGAAGGGCGGGTAGAATATGATCCGAACTTTGAAGTGGATAGGACAGAAATAATTGCTAGGTCTCCGCTACCAACTGAACCCCCCGCACTTGAAACAAGGTTCGGTGCTAAAGATGCTGAGTGGATGGAGTTAGCTCAAGATCCTGAAAAGAATTTTAAACGTCTTGAGGAACTTGATGAGGAGGCGGCCACCGCCGCAGGGTATACGAACATTGGGGTTAGAGCAGGTAGTTACACAAAAGGTGGTCATATGGGTCTACCAAGTACGCAGTCTAATTTTGGAGCGGGGTATTACATGATGGAAGGAGATGA